CAAGAAGACTGGAGATGTTAAGACTAAGAAGAAATTGTTTCATTTTTACAATGCTACAACCCAACTACAAGCGCTAACACTCCTTATGAAGTATTACTTTGGTTCACCAGCTGAAAAGATACAAGTGGATAAGACTGTTGATATTAGAATCCATAAACAGATCGCAGACCTTACTAAGATCATTAATGCTAATCATGAGAAACTACAAATTGTGAAAGGTGGTAAAGAATAAAAAACTAAGAAAGGAATAAGATTATGAAAAAGGTATTTATAGTAGAAGTTGAAAACGAAAAAGTAATACATACTGAGTTATCAAAGAAAGGATATAAGTTTTATAACTCATCTAAACCTCAGGATGATCTTGCTGGTCATTGGGGAGAATGGAAGGAAGGGAATCCATTGAAAAGAAAGGACTAAACTAAATGTATAGTGATGAGGAAAGTTTAGCAGTTAAGATTAAGAAGAATGAGGACGATGAACTGTATTTAAGTTTAGAACCTGACATTGAACACCTTCATAAGCAGGATCTATTCAGTTTATATAAGTATACTGTTAGACATAAACCTAAACAAGTACCTATTGGTGAATTTCAGGTTAAGGAATGTGAGTCTTGTAACTTTAAAGGTATAATTCATAAGAGACAGACTTTTTGTCCTTTATGTAAGGATATACTTTCAGTTATTGATGAAGATGCTAATGAAGAATATGATGAGATGTTTCAGGTATGGCAAGCAAAGAAGAACTTTATTGAATCTATTGTTAATGGAAAGATCATTGAATGGGTTAATGACTTCAATGAGCAGAGAGTGATTGATAAGAATGAGGACATTGAATTTGAAAATATGATGATGGGTGATGAGGTAGTGGTTGATGGAACAATTGATCCCATATGAGGATGAAGTAGTCCTTGAACAGAACCTACTAGCATTAATTCAGTTGTATTATGATGATCCGATTCTCTTTTGTCAGCAAGTGATGAATATTTATCCAGATGAACAGCAGACTAAGGTTATCCTTGCTTTATATGAAAGGAAGAAGGTTTCTGTTAGATCTGGACGTGGATGTGGTAAGACATGGGCTGCTGGAATCATTATATGGCATTTCTTATGTACTAGATCAATGTCTCAGGTTTATATTACAGCAGCTACAGGTGGAACACTTCAAGGAGCTATTTGGCCCACACTTGGAAAGATGCATGATAAGATGAACTCTATTTACAAAGAGCAGTTTGAATTTCAGGCATCACAGATTAAACATAAGGAACATCCTTATACTTGGTTTGCTATGACAAGGACTGCAAGGATTGAAAATCCAGATGCGATGGCTGGTTCACATGCTAAGAGCATGCTTTATATTGTAGATGAAGCATCCGGAGTTACAGATGAGATGTTTAGAGTCATTCTTGGTTCATTGACTGAAGAAGATAACTATTTATTACTACTTTCAAATCCTAGGCGTTTATCAGGGTTTTTCTTTGCGAGTCATAAACCATCTGTTAAGGATACATATGCACAACTTCATATGTCTGCAATCAATTCAGCATGGGTTTCAAAAGATTCGATTGAACAATGGAAGAACCTATATGGTGAGGACTCTAACATTTATGCTGTAGAAGTGTTGGGTGAATTTCCTACTCGAGAGGATGAGAGTATCATTCCTTGGGATTTAGTTGTTGCTTCAACAGAAAGAGTATCTGATCCGGCAGGGGAAATCAGGTGGGGATTAGATATGGGTGCTGGAAATGATAAATCAGTTCTTGTTAAAAGGCAAGGACCAGTTGTATTCCCAGATATTAGGAAATGGAATCATAAAGATACTATGATAGTTGTTGGTAAAGTTATTCGTGAATATAATGATACTCCAGAAGAGTTTAGACCTTCTGGGATATACGTAGATACAATCGGTGTTGGAAAAGGTGCTGGTGATAGATTAAAGGAACAGGGATTACCTATAATTCCAGCAGTTGCTTCAAAAAGAGCAGTTGCAAAGAAATATATCTTTAATGCAAAATCTGAGTGGTGGAATACTATGGCGGAGTTCTTTAGAGATGAAGAGCCACAGATTCCAAATGACAATGAACTTATTGAACAATTGACTACAATGAGATCAATTCCAAGCTCGGATGGTAGATTCAAAACCGAATCTAAAGAAAAGTATAAGGGCAGATACAAAGCAAGTCCTGATGTGGCAGATGCCCTTGCTATGACCTTCTCTTTAAGAAGTAACAAACACGTAGGATTAACAACCGTATAAAATTTAATCTGAATATCATTTGTACCTCAATGGATACTAACAATGATAGCATAGGATGAAAAAAATGAATATATTTCAAAGACTCAAAGTAGCGTTCTCGAGAGAAAAGACTTTAACAGGGTCTCAATGGAAAAAGGGGTTGATGTTAGGAAATTATGGTAAGGACAAAGGAGTAACATTACCATTCAAGGACTCGACTTTAGTTTACGTTGCTGTATCTAAGATTGCAGAGAATCTTCCGCAGGCGCCTTTGTTATTTTATGATGCTAGAACAAGACAACAACTTACAACAGAATCTCCAATTGTTCAATTATTTCAAAGACCTAACCAGAATAGAGCGTATTTTTCATTTTTTGAAGAGTCAACTCTATTCCTTGCACTCTACGGCGAAACTTTTTGGTATATTAATAAGAGTGCAGGTCAATTAGCAGGAACCTCAACATTACCATCAGAATTGATAGCATTGAATCCAACGAGGATGGAAACAGTAGTTAATGATAAAGAAGGTGGATTAAAAGGATGGTTGTACAATTCTGGTAAGGAAAGACTACCATTAACACCAGATGAGGTGTTACATATAAAATTTCCTAATCCATATTCAGCATATAGAGGATTTTCTCCAGTTGATAGCATGATTGCTGATGTTGATTCTGATTATTTAGCAGGTCAATACTCAAAAATGTTTTTCGTGAACGGTGCAATTCCAGGTGTGCTATTTACTACAGCAGAAGATGACGAGAGTTCGAAAGAGCAAAAAGAGTCATTTATGAAGGAATTCAATCAATTACACCAAGGAGCATCCAATTCATACAAGACAGCAATACTAAATGCCGGAATGGATGTCAAAAAGGTAGGATTATCACAAGAAGAGATGGATTTCATTGATACTAGGAAATTCAACACCGAAAGAGTATTATCAGCGTTTGGTGTACCACCTCCAATTGCAGGTTTCTACGAAGAAGCCACATATGGTAATGTAAAGACTGCAAAGAAGATTTTCTGGAATGAAACCATAAAATCTTATGCACGTAGATATGAAAACGAGATAAACAACTTCTTTTTATCAATTTATGCACCTGGAGTAGTAGCAAAATTCAATTTTTCAGATATTGATGAACTAAAACATGATGCTAAAGAGACTGCAGAGATTGTAAACATCTATGCTAATCATGGAATTCCAATGAATGCTCTTATTGATTCATTTGAATTACCGTTTGAACACCAAGAAGGTCTTGACGTTGGATTCCAACCTATGACTATGCTTGAGGTTGGTACATCATTCTTGGATGCAAATAATAATACTGACACCAAAATGATAGATGTAACTCCAAAACAGATTGTAGATAATACACTATTTAATGAATTTTCAAAGAATTTACATAACTATCTATATAGACAGAGAGAAAAAGTATTGAAAATACACGGAAAAGATAAAGAATTAGATGATGCCTTTTGGAAACAGGAAAATGACCGGTTGATTGCTAAATTTGATCCCATTTACGCAGAATACGGTGCAAACATGGATGATTTACTAACAATCAACAATTTTAACAAAAAATTGATTAAAGGACTAAATGCTGACCAAATTAAGAATTTGTATAACAAATTTGACAAGAAACTTGGTGATACTGGAAAATCACGTGTTACTATGCTATCTGAGAAAGAAGTAGGTCAAATTCTTAAATCTGGAACAAATAAATAATAGGAGCACGAAGCAATGGATAAAGAAAAGAAACTTATTAAACCTTTTAACATTGAGGTGAAGGCAAGTGATGACTCTAAAAGAGAAATCACTGCAGTTGGTTCAAAAGAAGTGACAGATAGGGATGGTGATCTTGTAGAATTAGGTGGGATGAACCTATCCAACTTCAAGAAAAATCCTGTTGTCCTTTGGAGTCATCAATCAACTGAGCTGCCAATTGGTAAGGCAACAAAGACTTGGGTAGATGGCAAAGAGCTAAAATTCAAAATCAAATTTGCAGAACCTGAACAGAATGCTAAAGCTGAGTCTGTATATCAAATGATAAAGGGTGGAATGTTAAATTCCCTGTCTATTGGTTTTGCTCCTGATTGGACTACAGCAAAATTTGATGAAAAACGTGGTGGGTATAATTTTCCAAAATCAGAGTTGTTAGAAGTAAGCGTTGTCAATGTAGGCGCCAATCAAGGTGCTAGAGTTATCGAGAGATCATTAACTAAAGCATTTGAGGCGGGTATAATTGATGAAGTTGAAAAGAAAGACTTTGAATTATCCCTCCAAGAAGAAATACCCGAAGTAAAAGTTATTGACGTACAAGTTGAAGAAGATAATATTCAAAAAAGATTAAAGGAATTAGAAATAGAAGTACTAGCATTAAAAACAAAGCTAGAAACACAAGATATAACTCCTATTGAAGAACCCATAGGGGATATTCATACAGTAGATCAACTCTTAACAGAGCTTTTTGAGGAATCTGACGATGAGTCTATTGATTCTTCTAATAAAGATTCGAAAGAGGACGATCTAAATTCATTATTCGAGGAATTAAACTAATGGACATCATAAAAGTAAAAGCTCTTAAAGCAGAGCTAGACAAACTAACAGCTGAGGAAACAAAAGCAGCTAATGAAACAGATAAGGTAGCTGAACTAGAAGCAAAAATTGCTAAACTGGAAGCAGCTCCTGTAACAAAGCTAACACAGAGCGATATTGAAGTTGGAAAACCTGGATTATATAAAGGGTTTTACTTCAGAAAACAATTTATGGATGACCCAGCAATGGCGCCGTCCGATCCAGCAGTTAGGGATCGAGTTGTAAAAGAAGTGTTAGATTTGCTACATCCTCTTCGTAGTGGTCAAATTGTTAAAGCAACCATGACTGAAGGAGATGCTGGCAGAGGTCTTGAGTTTGTACCTGAGGAATGGGTAATGACAATTGAGGAAAAAGCTAGACTTATCTCAGTTGCTCTTCAAGATGCCCGTAGATATCCAATGGCACACGAAAAACTGCATATTCCTTCACAGGGAACATCAGTAACAGTTACATGGGCGAATGAAAGTGCAGCTTCGTCACAAAGTGAACCAGGTTCAGCTGACATTGATCTGACAGCTAAAAGAGTAGGTCTTTGGGGTAAGTTTACCAAAGAATTGCTTGATGATGCGGTCTCAGATATCGTCTCCTACATTACTCGTGATGTAGTAGAAGCACTGGGTCAAGAAATTGATACTCAATTATTTAATGGTACAGAATTTACTGGACTGTTAACTTCAGCAACAAATACAGTTACATTTGGTGCAACTAATGCCGCTACATCTTATGAAGATATGGTAGCAAGAAATTTCTATGATGCTATTTTCTCTCTAGCAGGTGTTCGTAGAAATGGAGCCAAATTCTACTTACCTAAAGAGTTAATGCCTTATATTCAGTCATTAACAACTGGTACAGGTGGAACTCCTCTTATGAGTATGCTAGGTGGAGCACAAACAGCAACAATCGGTGGTTATCCGTTTACAGAGGTGGAAGCTATAGATGGAACAGATGCGACAAGTACTGATTATGTTTCATTTGGAAATCTACAGAATTACGCCCTTGGTGTAAGACTGCTACCGAATAGTATTGAACTTAACCCATTTTCAGGGACTGAGTTCAAACAATTTGAGGTACTGTATAGAATGTACGCCAGACTATGCGGTGCACCGGTCTTCAACGACGTATTCGTAACAATGAATACTGCGTAAAAGATAGTGAGGATGGGTGTGGGTTTTTTCGGGAAGGATTTTTCCCACACCCATCCACATGAAAGGAAAGTTATGCTGAAAAACAAAAAAGTATTTTTATGCAAGAAATGTAGGAAGGTTTATAAACAACTTCCTGTAGCAGCAGAAAAGTGTGAGTGTGGTTCGATTGCCTTTGAAGTAAAAGATTCAATCAAGGAGAAATAAGATGAGTGTAAACACTGAGGCTCTAACAACTCTTGATAATGTTAAAGCGTTCGTCTCAATTACAGGTTCTACAACAGCAGACGATGATCTGCTTGAAGACCTGATAAATAGATTAACGAAAGTATTTGAGAATTATTGTGGAGTCACACATTTTAAAGCGACCAATTATGTTGAATATATTGACGGAGTTGGTGGATCAATTATGTTTTTGAAAAACATTCCAATTATTTCAGTTACAGAGATTGTTTATGATCCTGATTGGGTTTGGACTTCATCTGAGGATATAGTTGATTCAGATGACTATAGAATCAACCAAGATGGTTTGTATGTTGTAAATAAATCATATTGGGATGGTGGATTACAATCATATAAGGTTACTTACAACGCAGGTTATGCTACTATTCCAGATGATTTAGAGCAATCATGTATAGAAGAAGTCTGGAGAAAATACAAACGAAGAAAAGAGTTGGATGTTCAAATTAAAACGCTTGAAGATGGTTCTCAACACTTTGTTAATCCATCGTTAATGGATTCAACAGTTCAGGTGTTAAGTAAGTACAAGAGACTGAGGGCGTTATAATGGCAGTCACAAACAAAGGCGATAAAATTACAATAAAACTTTCTGCTGAATCAGAAGCAATGTTAAAAGCAATTCCAATGGAATTTTGGAAAGGTGTTGTTAAAGGTAGTAAAAAAGCGATACTTTTTGTTGAAGAAAAAGCAAAGAAAGACTTTAGCGGGTCTAATCAATTAAATGTACGATCAGGATACTTACGAAGATCAATCAACAGTTCGGTTAAGGTTGAGGGTAATAAAGTTATTGGAGCTGTTGGTGCATCTGCAATTTACGCAGCGATTCATGAATTTGGAGGTACTATAACTGCAAGAGCAAGCGATTATTTAAAATTTTCAGTTGGTGGTAATTTTGTATCAGTTAAACAAGTAATTATTCCACCAAGACCATATCTTAGACCAGCTATTGATAAAAGTAAACCATCAATAAAAGAAATTATTCAAAATTCCATTACTCGGGAGTTAACATAATGGCAACAAGAAAAGCAATAGTTGAACAACTTCAAAATGACATTAGAGATAGTGTTAAAAGCTCAAGGGGTTATAATACAGATCCTGTTGATGTTAGAGTTGGAGTGTTTGACTCACAAGAATTTACAATGTTGCCATCAATGGGCATATGGGTTTTAGAAGATATTATTGAAGATGATCTTATGGACAATGCAATGTTCAGAAGATTAAACATGATTGCCTATGCTTATGTTGATAGTGATGGGCTTGATAATTATTCAAAGATGTATGATTTTATAGCAGATTTGGAGAAATTCTTTTATAATGATGATAACACATATAAAGAAAATACTTATTTAGGAAACGTAGTGATTACATACGGTGGCACCACAGAACAACTTGGTCTGTTTGTGCTCAATTTTTCAATACTATACTCTCAGTCTGGTTTAGAGAGTTAAAAGGAGTAAAAAACCATGTCAGAAATTTTAGGACGTCTATCAAGAATTAAATTAGGAACTAATACAATCGCCAAGATGCGAACTTTATCAGTCGTAATCGGGAATGAAACTATTGATATAACTTCATTCGGTGACGAATGGGCCAAGTTCGCAAGAGGTATGCAATCGTGGACTGCAAGCATCTCAGGAATGATGGATCTAGATGACACATATGCGCTGCAATTTATTACAGCTGCTGAAGAAGGAACCGAATTAACAACTTTAAGGTTCTATATGGATTCAACAAACTACTACTACATCGACACAGTAGAAGATCCTGATGCTTCATGTATTATAGATTCGATAACAATCACCTCAGATAACAACAGTGTTGTGGCATTCGATGCTACGATTACTGGAAATGGGCCGATTGCTAGACAATCACCATAATACCAAATACATAGCATAAGGAGTCATGGAAAAATGACAATTGGCGATTTAGTAAAAGGTGCTTTAAAAACAGATCTGTATGAACTGCTTATCTGGTGTAGTTGGTATTTTAAAGAGGGTCGAATCCCTTGCAAAGAGTGCGTAGAAGTAAGAGCGATGGGGAGCGGAAAAGCTCCCAACTGTTATAAATGCGGTCTCCCCACTGCTCGGTTATTAAAAAATCATTTTAATAAGGAGACTGTGAAGCATGAGAAAAATTAACAAAAAACATTACTCAGGAACATGGGTAAAGTATCCCGAAGACTCAAAAGACCCAGCAGAGTTTCTAATCAGACCAATCTCGATTTATACATTCCAAAAACTACCTAGTGAAAAAGAAGGGTTAGATCTTACGGCGGATAGTTATTGGGAAATGGTTAATTATATTCTTCTTGACTGGAAAGGTGTTGGTGATGAAGATGGGAATGAACTGGAATGTAATTTAGAAAACAAGAAAGCATTTTCAGCTGTGGATCAAGAAGCATCTCTATTTTTAATCAATAAAGCAAATGAAATCCAAAGCAAGACAGATGCAATATCGGAGCAAGCAGTAAAAAACTTGCCGAAATCGCCCGTTGGAGAAATTCCAAAGAGCGAGAAATAAGTTGTGATGAGTGTATTGAATATCTTTCTGAAACAACCAAAGAACCGGATTGTATTTCTTGTGGATTCATTAAAGTAATTCCAGAAAACATTGAAGTAATGATGTTGCTTGATGAATATGTTGTATTTATGATTGATGGAATGGGAAGTCCAAATATAGTTTCAATTTTAAAGATTTTAGAAGTTGAAGGTAAGGATGGGCGTGAAGACATATTAAAAAAGGTTCTTTATTATGTCATTAATGCTGTAATCGAAAGGAGTAGAGAAAGAGCAACCAGAACTATAAGCAGTAAAAATAAAACTATTGCGGGAACACAAAAACATGGCAAATAACGCTATTAAATATATCATCGAAGTTGATAGTCAAACAGCAATCAAAGGTGTTAAGAATTTTGAAAACACAGCTTCGAGTGCCGGCGGTACGGTAGCAAAAAGTTGGTTGAAAGCTGGTGCTGCTGTTACTGCATTTGCCGCAGCTGCCGCAGGTGCCTTAGCCTTTAAAGGAGCAAAGAGAGCTGTATCAGATTTTCAAAGCCTTGAAAAAGAATTAGCAAATGTATCTACCTTAGTTGATACCTCAAAAATTAATATGACGGCCATGAAAGAGGAGCTTTTAAAACTTCCTGCAATCTTAGGATCTTCAACAGAACTTACAAAAGGTTTATATCAAGCAATATCAGGTGGTGTTGAACCTGCAAAGGCAGTCCAGTTTGTAGCAGAATCAGCTAAAGCAGCTAAAGCAGGGTTATCTGACGTATTTACAGCAGTTGATGCTGGAACAACCATAATGAATGCTTATGGTCAATCAGCTGAAGGTATTACAGGTATAAATGATAGATTATTTACAGCTGTAAAGGCAGGTAAAACTACATATGGAGAGTTAGCGAGTTCTATTGGTAAAGTTGCAACAATAGCAGCTCAAGCAGGTGTTTCACAAGAGGAATTATTTGCAGCTCTAGCAACTACAACTAAAGCAGGTATTAATACTAGTGAATCTGTAACTAATATGAAGGCAGCATTCTCCAATATTTTTAAACCTCAAAGTAAAGCAACAGATATGGCAGAAGAGTTGGGTATTGAGTTTAGTGCCACAGCTTTAAAAGCAAAAGGTTTGGTTGGATTTTTAGAAGAGATAGGAACTAAAACAGGCGGAAGCGTTGAAAAAATGGCACAATTATTCGGAAGCGTTCAAGCTGTTAGTTCTATAATGTCATTAACAACAGCAGGTAAAAAAGATTTCTTATCTATATTTGAGGATATGAAAAAATCTTCTGGAGTAACTGCAGAAGCCTTTACAAAACAATCGGCAACCCTTGATTCTGGTATTGATAGAATGAAGAACTCAATGGAAAAGATTTCACAGTTGGTTGGTGAAAAAATTGCTCCAGCTATAAATAAAATAGTAAATGGAATTTCTAATTGGATTGAAAAGAATCAAGACCTTATCAACTCTGGTATTGAGAAATTTTTGGGCGGAACAGGAGATGCATTTAATGGAATAAAAGAAGTACTTGAAGCTTTAAAACCAGTATTTGAATTTCTAAAAACTTTATGGGACGCTTTAGTTATAACATTCAAAGCATTAGAACCTATTCTAAGATTAGTATGGGAAGTATTCAAACTGTTACTAGAAGTTCTTAGACCTGTAGTTGAGTTTCTTGGTTCTATGATAGGAAAGCTTGGAGAGGTTACAGAGAAATTTAATAAAATGATTGAACCTATTAAAAATGCTACAGCAGCAGTTAAAGGATTCTTTGGATCATCAACTCCAGAACAAGAAGAAGCTATGGAAAAGATGATGGAGTTAAGCGCAAAATTCGCTCAAGAACAAGAGAAATTATTTAAAGCAGGTGGTGGTAAAAAAGGATTTGCTGGAGTTGGTGATAAAGAAGCATCTGAAGAAGCAATTAATAATATTAAGAAAGTAAGAGAAGAGTATGCAAAATTAATAAAAGACCTAGCAATCAGTGCAGGAGCAACTGAAAAAGAAGCATTAAAAATGG